GCGGCTGCATGGTTTCCTCCTACGTTTAATGAGTGGTCGTATCCTAACCATAGGTGGCCTGCTTCAGATTGTGCCTTGACTCTCGCTCCTTTGCAGTTCGTTGGTGGATAGATGCTGGTTTTGATTGCTTGTCTCATGACTATTCTCCTTCCTGGTTGTAGGTTACGTCACATACATGTAGCGCAGTGTCGGTATAATCACTGGCTTCCACACATTGTTGCCAAGCTGCCAATCTGATGAGTAGTATCAGTGTTGTTATCATACTCTATGGTTATGCATACTGCGTGCCAACATAAAAGCCAATGATTTCAGCTATCAGATAGGGGCTGGTGCGTATGGTTTTATACACCAGAATAGGACAATTGAGTTGTTACGCGGAGTTAGCAGTGCGAAGTGCTTTACGCAGGTGTGTAGCGAGTTGCGCGGTACAGCGTGGAACGGTGAGGTGTGGCGTGAAAAGCGCTGCAATGTCATGGTTGTCACAGTGGAACAGTATGGAACACTTATATATATAGAGGGATTGATAGTATTTAGGGGATATAGGGGGAAAGAGGGTAAAATAAGGGGTATTTCTATGTTGCTCAAGGAGTCTATAGGAAATGGGGGGTTCCTGCCGTACCAGCCGTTCCGGTGAGTCATGTCTATGATATTGCAGGCGAATCGTGGAACCCCGCCCCGGAACGGCCCTGTTCCGTGCTGCTACCAAGAGGTATAATTGTGTAAGCTAGGCTACAATCCTGGTATGTCGATGTCGGTTTTCGTGAGACATTGTCACACAGTCTTCGCGCGCGCATGGGGCATGCTGCCCTTCTACAGGTATACAGATGTCACGAAGTGACATACCTATACATACCTAATGATTCGATTCTTCCTTCAACACAGTAACCCCCCTCCCCCGGGGTTGAGGGTCGGACGGGAGCGGGGGACCCACCGTTTCTGGATTCATGGCATTTTTTCACTGAAACTCTATCCTACATATACCTACATCACTAGTATATATTGCCAACGGGACCCCTTTCGATATAATAAAATTATGCAAAAAATTTGGACGGACGAACGGTTGGAGTGGATGAAGCGGGATGTATTGCCGAAGCACAGGACGCTGAGGGAGTGCGTTGATGTGGCGGCGATCAAGTTTAACATGAAGGTTTCAATAAGGAACTTTCAAGTTGCCTTCGTACAGAAATATCATGCCAATCCAGGAGCATACCTCCTAACTTCCCCCCTGCCGCCGGTGCTAAAAGATACCCCACCACTAGAGAATCCAGCTTTCCTTCGCAAGCGAATCGCACAGCTAGAGAAGGAAATCAAAGCCTCGCGGGGCTCTGGCGAGGTGGCGGCCCTCGTCAAGTCCATCCTTCACGGAGCGGTCCAGGAGCCCCTTTCTCCACCTGATTGGCTCCAGAGTCCACCCAAGCATAAAAAACTCTTCCACGGGGTTCCTACGCTGTTTATCAGCGATATACACCACGGTGAGACGGTCTTCCCGCTCCAGGTCAATTCCGTGAATAATTTCAACATGGAGGTCAGCAACGCTCGTATTCGCCGCGTTTTCGAGAGGGCGCTGTATTTGCTTGATTCTGTATTCCAGAATCCCGAATATCCTGGCATAGTCGTTCCCCTGGGTGGTGACATGGTATCGGGGAACATACATGAGGAGATACGGGAGACGAACGAGGTTCCAATTTTTGAGGCCGTACTCGATTGTGCAGCAGCGATTTCGGCCGGCATAAACCTGCTAAAGTGTAGATTTCCACACGTTTTCGTACCATGTGTTGTTGGGAATCACGGAAGACTGGACAAGAAGCCGCGGGCCAAGCATGGCCCCTCCGATAACTACGAGTATATTTTGTATCACATGATACTAAAAGAATTCGCCAAGGACCCGAAAGTGACCGTTATGGTGTCCGATTCGTTTTCGGCGCACTATCGAATCTACGGGACGCGCTATATGCTCACCCACGGCGACAACTTCAAGGGGGGCAGCGGCATAGCGGGCAACTACACTCCGTGGAGCCTTGGGGACTTTAGGCTGCGTAAACAGATGCAAACGATGTCATCCTGGACCAAGAGCCCTACCGAGTACGACGTGTTGCTCTTCGGCCACTTTCACACGTACTTTCCGGGCCGCGGCTTTGTCGTCAACGGCAGCATTAAGGGCTTTGACGAGTTTGCCAAGAAGATGGGCTTCCCGTTCGAGCCCCCGCAGCAGGCTCTCTGGTTGACGAATCCCGATTATGGGATGACGTTCAATTGCAGCGTATTTGCCGAGGACCCGGTTAAGTCGGCAAAGGACACCACCGAGTGGTTGAGTTTACCCAATGCAAGCAAAAAGTAGTCAACTTGTCCACATGCCTGACCTCAGCGACGTGCTGAGTATAGATGACATCTGCGACAATGTAAGCAATGGTAGTACGCTCGCGCAGTATTGTCGTGATCGCGGGCTAAACTTTGGCGATGTACGTCACTGGATAGAGGCAAGTAATTTACGTAAGCGGCAGTACAATGATTCATTGGCAGCCAGGCGAGACTGGGCGGCCCAGACGCTGTGTCACATGGTACTGGAGATGGTGAAGTTCGACCCGAAGAGCGTGTTCTTCCCCGACGGCACCATTAAGCCCCTTGCGGAGTGGCCCGCGGAGGCCCGCGCGGCACTGGATAGTTTTGAGTCGGATAAGACGACTGGGCAGCTTACGAAGGTCCGGTTTAATTCGCGCCTGAAGGCGATCGAACTGATGGGCAAGACAGTGGGTATGTTTGCTGATAAACTAGAGGTTGAAGGCAAGGGCACCTTCATGGACGTGGTGTTAGGCAGTATGCGGGAGCGTAAAGATGACACTCAAAGCTAAGAAGCAGTTTATTCGCAGTGTCCTCAATGAGTATACGCGGCGTTTCCGCATTACAGCGGATATCAAGGTAAAGTTTCCAAAGGGGGCGGACGAAGATAGCGACGCCGCTATAAACCCTCCGTATCTGAATCTGGAGGAAGGTGTTGTGACAACTCTGGAGCGGGCATTCGTCGGTCAGGAATTGTGGGAGCGGATTGATAAATTATCTGAAGGCTCGACGGTAGCGTACATCGATTCGAGCAACGGCGAGTATCACAAGTTTATAATCGAGTTCTATCCCGCACTGATGGAACTTGATGGGAAAGAGTTTGAAGACTTAGCGACGGCTACGACGGTTCATGAGTTGCTACACGTGGTGTTGTTCCCCCTCTCGGCGTATGCGCGTTCGCTTGAATCAGGAGCGGTAGGATCATGAGCACTAAAGGTTTATGTAAAAACTGTGGTTCGTACGGCGAAGTCGGCGACGACGGGAAATGTATCTGGTGTGAAGACACCAAAGAGATAAAACTCAAACAACTTGATTTCGAAGACTTTGGTTTTGAGATCGTGTCGAAGAAGCCAGATGATTCGTATTGTACCAATTGTGGTGCGAAGAAGAAATGGGTCACGATTCTCCAGTCGGTCGGCCCGGAATGGATTTGTCCAAAATGTTGAGAGGCAAACAACTTACCAGACTGCGGCTGTATGGTTCAGCAACGGTCGAAACCACACGCACATGCACCCAGTGCAAAAGAGTGTGGCAACCAATAGCAGCACATAAGGACTTCGAAGAATGTCCTGAGTGCAGGGGGTTTTTAGATGACACTGAAATGGAAACTGGCTTGTGCCATAATTCTCGCGACGTTGTTCAGTCTGGCGCTGTTCGCCGGGATGGCAACGACGCTTAGCGGATGCGACAGCATCGACTGCTGTGCAGCTCACAGACCTTGCGGGGAATACACTCCCGAGTACTGCCCACTACCCGTGTCGAACGGCGACGGTGGTGGTAGCGACTCCAGTGAACCCGATGCCGGAAGCGGTCCGAACTGTGACGGTGGGAATCTCCCACCAGACGGTGGTGATCTCCCTTTAGACGGCGGGCCGGATGCTTTACCCCCAGATGCTGGCAGTCCCGATGCCTCAGACTCTGGTGCTCCAGGTTCCGAATATGAATGCGAACATGGGATTGGGTGTTGTGTGTCGCGATGCGTGAAGTGGCACCGCAACTGGAATGGCCACGATTGTGAGATTTTCTGTAAGGAGGAGAATCGTGACTAAAGAAGAATTCCTATCGTTTCACGACCAGTGCACAGCTAAGATGCGCGCTATAACGGAGGCCAAGGGTCATGACTACTCTTCAGGAAATTATCAGTTCGGCAATTTTGAAGTTGTGGCGGCTTGTGGAATCTGTAGCGCGGAAACTGGGTTTCTAACTCGGATGATGGATAAAATGTGCCGGGTGACTAGTTTTGTTAGTCAGGGAGTTCTTAAAGTTAAAGATGAATCGGTGGAGGATACGCTATTAGATTTAGCTAATTATAGCATTCTCCTGGCGGCGTATATCAAGCATAAGAGAGGCCAAAATGTCCAGAGTCCTAGGTAAGAATGATAAAAGGATTCCACAACTGGTTAAGAAGGAAAAGCCCAAGGTCTACTGTTTTGGGTGTCGTTTCTGCCAAGAGCGGGATACTAGTAAACAGGTCCCTGGCGCTGATAAGGTGTGGGAGTGCACGCACGGCGACAACTCGACGTATGTCGAAACGCCTCTTCAACGAAAACGTGTTCACAAAACATGTGAAGAATGCAATCCAACTAATGCTTGTGTTTTATTCACACCCAGAAGGCGGTAATATGACTGACGAACAGATTAAGAAATACTCCAAAGTTCTCTCCGATGCATGCGACCGATCGAAAGGCAACATCGAACGTATGCGCGACTTTATGAAGGGGCTCCCCGGAATTCAGCGCGATAATGCTATCGCCATGTTCCAGTATTGCATAATCGCCATGCGGTGCATGGGGTACACTATGGACGAGACACTCACCCTCTTCTCTCTGGCGGCGTCTCGCGCGTACGAGGCGAAGGACCCAGAGGCCAAGGGGCCGCCGGTTAAAAACTTCGGACCGAACTAATGTCACAGCAACTTCAAGAACTGCTTCAAGAGTGGCGGGAGGACCCACTAAAGTTTGTCATGGACAACTTTGGTAAGGGCTTCCCCGAAGGCGGCGGCCCCGACGCATGGCAGAAGCAGTTCCTATCTGCGTTGGTGACGCATAATCGTATTGCAGGTACAGCGTCCAAAGGCCCCGGTAAGACGTGCTGTCTAGCCTGGGCCTGCTGGTGGTTCCTCGCCTGTTTCCCCAAGTCGAACATCGCTGCGGTGTCGATTAACGCGGACAATCTTCGCGACGGTCTGTGGAAGGAAATGGCCAAGTGGGCCTTCTTTTCGCCGCTCTTGATGTCGCAGTTTGAGATAACAAAAACCCGGATACAGGCAAACGATGCTCCGCACGAGTGGTGGATGTCCGCGCGCGCGTATAGCAAGGCCGCCGATTCGAACCAACAAGCGGACACTTTGGCGGGTCTTCACTCCGACTACATGATGTTCGTTATCGACGAGGCCGGGGGTGTTCCGGATGCGGTCGGCGCAGCAGCCGAAGCGGCCATTGCAACCGAGGGCGGTAAGAAACTTTTCGTTCTGATGGGCAACCCCACAACCCGCGGCGGCCCTCTTTGGCGCGCTAATACCAGCGAACGAGATTTATGGGTCAATATTCGGATCAACGGGGACCCCGACAACCCGAACAGGTCGTCTCGCGTTAACAAGAAGTGGGCTCAAGACCAGATAAACAAATATGGCCGAGAGAGCGCGTTCGTTAAAGTTAACGTGTTTGGTGAATTTCCCGAGACTAGTCTTAATGCCCTCTTAGGGTCAGCCGACGTGCAAGCTGCGTTTCGTCGGCGTTTCGATCAAGATGCCGTGGATATGGCACAGAAGCGAATTGGCGTGGATGTGGCGCGGTTTGGCGACGATCGCACAGTCATCCAACGTCGTCAGGGGGTCCTCGCTTTGGCGCCGTTAGAGTTCCGAGGTCTACGGTCCAACGAGGTCGCCGCCCGAGTTGCTCAAGTCTCTTCCGAGTGGGGTGCCGAGTTAATCTTTGTTGACGACACTGGCGGGCACGGCGGTGGAGTGGTAGACTCCTTGATCCAGGCCGGGCTTTCCCCCATCCCGATTAACTTTAGCAGTAAACCCCTAGACCCCCGGTATCTCAATAAGAGAGCCGAAATGTGGTTTTTGATGTCAGAATGGGTTAAAGACCGAGGCGTTCTACCGGAAAACCATGAACTTGCTATGGAGTTATCATCGCCTATATACGATTTTAGCGGTGGGAAGTTTAAGTTAGAAAGTAAGGACGATATTAAGTCTCGCATTGGTTTTAGTCCCGACGTAGCGGACGCTCTTGCCCTCACGTTTGCTTTGCCGGAGTTGCCTGGGCGCAATTCACTTCAAGGAATGAAATCCGTAATGAGCGGGGCAATAAAAAAGGAATGGGATCCTTTCGATCCCGGGAGGCCATAATGGAAAATGTTTTTAGCGGTATTAGGACGGCCACGGTTGACGATATTCCGTGGATTATCGGGGAGTTAAAGGATTTCAGCAAGTTCATCGAAAGCAACGCGTCGAAATTCCCCTCGGAAGAATACGCAACAAAGACGCTGAAAGGCATCATCGAGAACCATGTGTTCCTGATTGCGTGCGAGAATAACCTACGTGTAGGTTTTATAGCGGGGTTAACCCACCAGAATTTAATGAATCCAGACGTAACGTTGCTTACGGAACTTATGTGGTGGGTAATCCCATCAAAAAGACATACTGGTGTTGGTACGTCGTTGTTAGAGACTTTCGTTAACGTTGGAAAAGTGCTCAATGCTGTATCCTATGTTACGGTTTCACTTGAAAATAATAGTCCAATGAAGGATAATATACTTACCGGACTCGGATTCCGGCCCGCCGAGCGCACATTCGTCATGGAGGTTTAGGATGCCAGTCTTTGGGATTACAGCCGGAATTCTTACCGGTCTTCAAGTGTCTAACGAAATCGATCAGGCGAATGAGGCGAAGAAAGAGCGCATCCGTCAGCAAGCTCAGCAGGCTTCGTTGCTCGAACAAGAACAGTTTAATCAGCGAAAGAAAGAACAACAGAAGCGGCTTGTTGAAGCTCAGGCAGAGTCTACGGCAAAGATCGCGGAGAAGCGCGCTTTCGGCGTCCAGGGATCGTCACTCAATGCCTCTCTGGGGGTTGTTGGTGGAAATGGCAAGGGCTCCATTCTCGGCGGGGATAGCGTTTCTTTGGGTACCACTTATACAGGCAAGAAATAAGCCATGCAGAATTTATCACGTAAACAGCGTTTCGAACAGAAGCGCATGGCAATGGAGAACGAACGCAGTTCGTTTATATCTCATTGGCGCGACCTGAATGATTACTACATGCCTCGTCGTGGGAGGTTTACAACTAGCGACGTAAACAAAGGCGATAAGCGTAACCAAAAAATTATTGACAGTACAGGTACTTTCGCGATGCGCACGTTGCGTTCCGGAATGATGTCAGGAGTGACATCTCCTGCGCGACCGTGGTTTCGCCTAACAACCCCCGACCCGGGGAATGCCGAAAGTGGACCCGTAAAGGATTGGCTCTATGTCGTTACCAAAAGGATGGAAACTGTTTTTGCTCGTTCCAATCTTTATAATGCCCTTCCCATTGTTTACGGTGATCTTGGCATATTTGGCACTGCGGCGATGGCTGTCGAAGAGGATTTTGACACAGTAATACATTGCTCCGTTTTTCCCATTGGCAGTTACTGCATTGCCACCGACGACAAAGGCAAGGTTAATACTTTTTGTCGCACATACATGATGACTGTGCGCCAGATTATAGACAAATTCTGCAAAGACTCAGATGGCAAGATTAATCTAGAGAATGTCTCCGACAACGTTAAACGTTTGTGGGAAGCCAATATGGTGAACGAATGGATTGAAGTCGTTTACATGATCTGCCCCAACGACGACTACAACCCAGGCAGTTATCGCTCGCAAAATAAGAAGTTCATCTCCGTCTACTACGAATCAGGTGGTGGTTCGAGTTCTTCTAATAACTCCCAGCACAACCCTAACTTCTCAGCGGGGGTAGCGAATGAAAAATACCTCCGACAAGGCGGCATG